GTGAAAGGTCTCCAAAAGGGAGGAGATAACGACCCATCAGGATGCAAGCGAATTAAATCGATTGTCCTAGATGATCCACACTAGTGAGTCCATAATCAGTAAAAAGGATCTTACTAGCACCAGGGCTCGCAAATTCAGTAAAGACATCAGAGTGACTATTAGCGAGCAAGTCAATAATCTCCAATTGTGTGAGTCTATACCGTAAATAAACAGATGTATCATCGGCGACGAAAGATGGGTACAGCGGATTGTCAACGACTTTGTACTCAAAGTCTAAATCGCAGGGGTAGGCGGTTCCCTCACCCATAGCTTCAACCATATTATTGAAAATAGTGAATGAAGTTCGGGGGTAAGAGCCACGTAATAGCCCGCGTTGTTGGCAGCGCGCACGCTCATAGAGACTACCTTTTCCAGGCAGGTCACCTTTGCAAGTGCCGGAAGCACGCAGTAAAACACCCAGATTGAGGAGCGGTCGCCAGTTGCCCTGCATATCACGGACAGGTGAATTCTTAAGAAATTGTAAGTCTTCTACAAATTCTAAAGGTTTACAACCTGTCACGATGTAGCCGGCATTCTTGGCGCCCAACTCAATATCACTGGGTCCTTGATAACCTCGGTCGACGATGGACTTTACAATGGCCACATTAGCAATATTATTGATTGCTGTTGTTATGGTGCTACCACTGTACAACATGGGGCGTTTGGGCTTAAGGATAACCACGTTTTTCCTGTTGGCACAGGACACAACACGAAGGGGCAACTGGCACTGGTCAATGAGCATCTTCATGTCGTGCTCACAGCGTTCAGGCACCAGCCTCTGTAGTGTCTCGAAGACGGCGGGTCCATGTGATGCATCACAACTTGAAATATCGAGGTTGTAACGATCAATGGTGGCACCGCGACGGATAGACAGGCACGAATCGTCGGAAAAATAGACAAAAAAGAAGTCACCGTCCGGCTCTACCAGTTGTTCAAAACAGTACTGTAGGGCGAATGGATCAGGACTCTTGCAGAAAAAGATCTTTCCACCTTTATAATCTATAGATTCATTTGATTGTGCCTCCTTGAGCTTACCGGTAAGTCGAAACCCGCGCAGTGATGCGGCGACACCAAGGTCTCCGATCATGCGTGGCTTCTTACCGTGTTTAGCCCATTCATCTTTCTTCATCTTCCATAACACAGTCTTGACCCATTTGTCGCCGTCGGCGAACAGCATTCCTGACTCAAGCAATTCCTCATACGCACGAATGCGCAACAATTTCTTTGGATGCACATCGGAATAGTGCTCTTCACATTCTTCCTCGGAATTGG